GTAGGAAATAGTAATTTGCCACTCCCATCCCACTGTTAGTAGAAACATCAATTATAAAATCGTAATGCTTTCCGACCTGATCAAAACCGATAATAAGATTTCGTCCTGTGTTCATAGGTTCTCCCTTCTACGACTTTGAATGATTAAAAAGCATTTCCCTTGCTTTCGCCATCACGTCCCCCACAGTTATAGACCTCATGCACTCGTTGGACTTGCAGACCTGAAAGGCCGACGTGTCCTGGCACGGGACACACTTCTGTCCAGTCTGGATGATTTTCGATCCTTTTCCCCTCGGGGCATTCTTGGTAGGCAAGGTCGGCCCGAACATGGCGATCAGCGGCACTCTAAGAATGTCGGCGACATGCATCAAACCCGTAACCGTTATTTTTCCCATCCGGCCATGGTTCCATTTGTTTTCTCTTATTTATAATTGATGTATCATGATCAATCGGCCGCAATGGAAGCTGTAATCGTGATGTTGAGGGTGTCGTCAATTTCAACCACTCTTGGAGTACTAAAATCTCCTGCTCCTAAAAGTGTAACCTCAACCCCAGATCCCGTAGCAGCATTGCATAAAAAAGCACCGTAAACAGTATCTTGCGTATCAATAGTGAAGATTGCCTTACTTCCAGAGTTATTGACTGACCCCCCAGAAATCGTTCCGGGAGTAAATCCCTTCCTATTTCCAGTGTAGACATCCAACTCTGCCCAATCACCATGACTTGCCATAGTATCTCCGGGAACAACGGTTCCCGTATCTTTTAAACCTACATACCAAGCAGGAGAAGAAAGGCCAGTCTTGAGGGTTGCATCGAGGTATTTATTAAGACCTGCCGTTACGACAAGATTGTCAAATTCTTCCGTCCATTTCCGCTTACCAGATTTGTCATAACACTCTACCTGATAATGATGTTTAAGGACTGTCTTTGCATGAAATTGTTTGTTGATCTCTAAACTTCCCGCTATTTCTAAATTTGATTTTGATCCTATTTTCATTTTGCTTCTTTCCTTTCCTGAAATTGATATACAAATTGTATAACCCTTGGTTAAAAAAATACCCCACACCTTAGTCTAAGTCAACATAATTTGTTCCATTCCATCCCCTGTAATGATTGGTAGTGGTATTGAACCAAGTACATCCCGCCTCCGCTTCTCCCAATCCCTCGGGATCGGAGGCAAGTTTTCTCATACCCATTTCGATGTCGTAGCATTTGGCATCGATAGATTCGACAAGAGACACAAAAAGGGGATACCAAGAGGGTTCATGTTCGTCAAAAAATTCCCATCCATACTTAGGAGTTATCGCCATAACTTATCCCCCCCCTTTTTTACTCCAACCAAATTTCATCGCAGTCCCATGTCCTGCGGGAATATCCCCCGCAGGTCCATGACCGAATCCGGGATTATCCGTCACAATATTATCCGGTAAATCGATATCTGTTTCCTTCTCTTGGATTAAAATTTCATAATCCGTCACGTTTTCGGAATCGTTATTTTCGGCCCATTCGACCGAAATCTTTGCCATTGCAGTACCAGTTTGGGAATCAATATAAGTTCCCACATTATAAAGGGCAACATCTATGACCTGAGAGGGTATACTAATGGTGATGGAAACCTTCGCACAATAATCGGAGTAATTCGGAGGATCAGATTGGTCAAACGACCTAAGTTTTACCGAATATGTCCCCTGAGAACTAACCGGAAATGTAATAATATTGGAACGACCGATTCCTCTTTTTAACGTGGTGGCATCTGGTGTAAATTCTTCGCCAGTCTTTTTGGCGTGGATCTCATATCCGTCGAAATCAGATTCGGAGTTTTGATTCCATTTGGCGGTAATGGAAAATCCATCTGTTTCAAGACCAAGTCCGGTCGGCATCGCAGGAGCGGTAACATCATAACCCGTTACGGCAATACTAGCATAAGCACATCCCGTAGGATTCTCAATTAATGTTTTTGAATATGGGTGAACCTTAAAGAGTAACACTTCTCCCCGCTGTGCATTTGGCCAACGATAAGAAGTGCCATCAATTCTTCCTTTAAATTGCCACGCAAAGGACTTGAAGAAGTCGAAAGAATCAAACGATGCATTGACGGTTCCGCCAACGGATTGTCCACCGATGATTTGAGCCGAGTTCGATTTAATCCAAAGTTCGTATTTATTGATGTTGCTCCAACTCGGTGAACCATGGGTTACAAGATCGGACTTGGAAAGTAGAATATAATTCCAGCCACCCGTTAAGGTTGCATTAGATTTTATATAAGAATAATAATGGGAATCATCGGTTTTGATGAAAATTTTCAGACAGTCACCACTGAATAGAAATTGGGGATTGTCGATAAAAACCCATAAACCGATATAGGCGTAATCATCACCGGAGAAATCTTGGGAAGCCCCAAGTGTTCTGATCGTGCTTACCCATGTCTCAGCCGTTGAGGTTACTTTTCTGGATGGAGATTTCTTGAATTTTCCAACGGTCGTGTTTTTAACCCCACCAACCCATCCTTCGGCAGTATCAAAATCTCCCAAGATAGCGGCAATCTCACCAGATGCATAGTAAAGATTTGCCCCGAGATATTCACCTACACCAAGGGTATCCACGGGACGAGACCAACTCAAGAGAAGATTATAAACATAGGTTAAATCGTCTTGTCTTTGGGCCTCCTCTGTTGCGTCAAAACTAAGAATAGGATTAGGCGGAACATCGGTAGGATTAATTAAATGGATATGTATATCCTCTAAGAATCCTGAATCAAAATAGACGGATTCTTTGTATTCCAGACAATTCAATTGACAGGTCTGATCTGGTTTTCTCTCAATTTCAAGGAGGATATAGGGTTTTACAATAATCCCTACTTCACCGATCACATAAAGATCGTACCGTTTTACTACCTGTGAAAAATTAACCGTTACCAATAGATCCGTATAGACACCTTCTCCGTTAGCGATAGTTCTGGTTTCTATCACGTCAGGATTATTGCCACCCGAGAAACGAACCATAATCCGATAGGTTTTGTCGGGTGCAAGGGTTACGGGAGCATCTAAATGGATGATATTTTGTCCTACGGAATCCAGGGAGACACGACCAGATATAGTTCCGTATTGAGGTAAAAATAACTTATGCTGAAAATTAATCACGTCACCGGGTAGACAGTAAATTGCATCGATGCCAGCCTGGAAAGAGATGGATTCGTGAAGATCTCTAATAATATTTAATTGGTAGTTGACGTTTCGGGTTGCCTCATCCCCGTCGGTAATACCAAAAAGACTTATATTCTTGGGTTTGATAGGGGTTTCGCCTAAGTCGGCTGAGAACGCAAATGTCTTATAACCCTGATTGGCAGAGAGGAAACTAACATCATAGGCATTGTAATTTAACCGTTCGTCCACCCATTCCATCTTGAGGGAATTTCTAACGATATTTTCCATCGTAAAGAGTTGTGATGGCGAACGTGACCTGTCTGGCACAACATAGAATTTACCGCCAGCCCTAAAGATTGTTCCCCGTGCTCCACCCCATACATCCAGAAGCATCGGCATGAATTTTCTTCTTTGATCCCAGACAAAATTACAAGAGTGACGCGGTAGACCAGCAACATCTTGGGTTCTGAGGTAGGGTAGGTCAACATCACCAGCATTAAACATTGCCCCCCATGCATAAATCGCATCACCAGAGGTTATTATTTTGATGCCAAGGGAAGGATTGATGGTTGTCCTAATGTCTCTGACTCGTGTCCATGCCGCATCCGAAATTAAAACTGTAACCCAAGTAGTGCCATCTGTTGTTATCTGGATAGTCCCTGTTCCTGTTTTGCGCTTGAGGTATACACTTCCAGTTCTCTGGACACTCGAACCATTAATGTCTTGCACTATCATGCCATTGGAAGCAGTGGCTGTCAGGGTATCCGCTACCTGTCTGATACCATCGGGACAAAGAGTAGAATTGGGAGTGACGGTTGTATTGATTTTTATCCAGGCAGCATTATCAAATTCTTCCGACCATCTCAGTAGATTACATTCGGCACAATAATTAGCAAAGATCTTAACACAATCATCATTAATTTCCGCGGGTGAAATCCAATTTCCAAAACCCCAATCTGGATCGAGGGCAATTGCCCGCCCGATATAAGCAGGATTATCTGTCCATTGATCCTCCCAAGCAGATCCGGTCCAAACGGGTAACTCAATTCCATCACATAGACCAGTAACGGTAGGGGGGGCATCCGAAACATTAGCCGTGGCAAGAGCCCTAATTCCTATTAGCGAAGTACCATCATATCGATGGGGAACAGAGGGTTGAATTTCCGTGATCTTGGCAACCTGAATAATAGTTTGGATAGGATTAGTGGGAGCACTATCTCTGGGGGTTTTGGGATATTTTAGATAAAGCTCCGTAATACGAATGTCGTATCTATTAGAGGTTAAATCGTCAATCCGTTTCGACCATCGACAGACCGATGTTTTGTTAGATGCTGCTATGTCTGATTCAAGAACAACCCATGCATTATATGGAAGGGTGTCCTTGTAAACCCGATATTCAATCCTTGTCGTTACCGTATTGGGGATTATACCACCCGTGTCTGACCAGTAAATTCCGCCAGGGGCTTCGAAATGCACCTGAAAGGCCGTTATTTTACGGTCATCTCCCTCACTGGTAGTATAGATGCATCGTTTACCTTTCCTGCATATCCATGTAAGGGGTCCGTTCGGTAGGGGATCTTTAACGGTTCCATTTTCTGTCGTAGGCCAAGTTGGTTCAGTACCGCCAGATTTACCCTCAACGGTGCATTCGTATTCATATTCATTCTCTATTGTTGCAAGAACAAGATCTCCAACACTATAATAATTGTGGTGTATCCATACGGGAGTATAGTAAAGTTCAGCTCCATATTGAATACTTTGTTTATCTTCGTCAAATCCAGGGATGATACCGTCTGCTATCGGATTTCCATCTTTATCCAATACCTCATTAGGCGTAGCACCGTTAGCCCACCACCACAAAATATCCGAACCGTAATTAGTGATCGGATTATTATTAATCTCAATGTTCGTCAAATGATGGATAGGGCGACCGATAGCACCCAACATATTGACCCACATCTTGGTTTTGGTGAGGTCAATTTGGTGTTTTTTACCGCTTAGATATTCTTCCTCTACCGAGTAATGGATTACCTTGACACCCACCCGATGCTTTCCGAATATTACTGGTTTAGGATCACCCGGGCCATAACTGTTTTGAATTCCTTGCCAACCGTAAGATGTGGCAGACGATTGGCCCTGCCCTTTGGGTTTGGAAGGAGCGGTTAAATAGGAAATCAGGGTATTAAGAAGAAAAGAAATCGCTGCATTGGCAAGGAGGTTAACAACTACGCCCCAAAATCCAACTATACCTAGATATCCCGCTACGGGAATTTGAAATCCCGGGATTATAATTAGTTCATCGTCATCTCTAAGAATAAACTGATCGAAAATTTCATTGTTTTCGCAAGGACTAAGATCACGATATGGAAAATCGGGGATGGATCGGCCATTCCAAATCACACGATTGACCTGAACACCATCTAATTCGGGTTTTAGGTAATCAGAGATGGTTTGAAGGGGAATCCACTCCTTCTCCCATTCATGGTATTCAAAAAGACCCGTTTCAGACTTACCGATTGGAACTTTTAATTTAATCATGGACTATACAATCCGTATATTTAGTTCAGAAAAAAATAGTGTTCACCAATAATGAACAGTTCACCATTTGGTGAACACAACACCAGGATGCCTCAAAAATCCCATAATACGTTTGCCGTGAAGAGGATCATCTGTCCGACTTAAAATAACCTCATCGTGGTCCAGAGTAGCCCCACCGTGTAAGAACTCACCGCCAGCAAGGTAAACCCCTATATGATTGGGGATCATTGGATGGTTCCTTATTACTACAATATCCCCGAATTCAGGAACCTTTTTGATCTCTCTAAAAACCGTTAGCATTTCCAGATAGTCATTTACCAGATCAATACCGAACTCTTCCTGATAAAAATGTTTAACGAAAAGGAAGCAACCCGATGAACCTTCCCCAAACTTCTTGCCAAGATATTTGTCAATATAAAATTTTGCATCCATCGTCAATCCACCAATGACCACAATCGTAACAGTAATAACCAGTCCAAATGGGCAGTTCGTCTTTTTTAAAATTATTGGTCGTTCTGTCTACATTCTTAGAATTACACTTAGGACACTTCATTATTAAATTTATATAGACCCAACGCTGTAACGTAGGTTTACGATTGGCATTGATGGAAATTCGAGTCTTGTATAATTTCCTATCGGTCCCTCGATCCCGTATGCATCAATCCCCAATGTAAGGTTGAAAGTTGCTATCCCAATTTGATTAGAGGTCGTCGCCACAACAAATCTTTCTGGTATGACAGAGTACACAGGATCATCCAAATAAAGAAGATTCACAAGGTAAAGATTACCTTTTTTTCCGGTTAACCCAATGTTTTCTACCAAGTAATCGGTTAAGATATCCCCTAAGTTGGAAATGGAAACGGTAGCAGTTTGAACCTCTCCCTTGGATGAATATTTAATGGATGATACTGCTAATGGATGAGCATACCAAATCGTTTCGCTTCCGGTAGGCCACTCGATATCGTGGACATGGTTTGTTATCCTATACCACCCGGAAGGAAGTTCGATCTCACAAAGATAGACCCAGGGATCTTTCTGCTCTAACTTATTTTTCTGAGTCTTGAGATTATTTGAAATTTCTAATGGCATTAGAAGGCTTCCTCAAATGGAATTTCCACTTCCAGGGATGAATAGTCTCCCTGAACCATATTTTTAAAAACAGGTCTCCAGTCCCTTGCAAATCTAACAGATACCAGAGAGGATAAAAGTGGAATATAGAGATTAAACTTTTCTACACTCCCCCTGCGATTATCATAGAAGGTTAGAAGGTATGGGATACCACCATCCAAGATCAGGAACTTTGCTTTCCAATATCTCCGTTTAAATCCCAAAGATAGAAACTGGGAATATCTTTTCTCAAATTCCACAACGTTCATAGGCCATTCGGGAGTATATTCTGCCACATCATATTCTTCGGGATATTGTCTGCAAATCCACACCATCATCGTAGAATCAGCACCATCATAGGTAAGATTTCCCGGAGTGGTAGACCATCCCGGTTGACCATTAGCCGAAGTACCCGCATTAAGGGCCTCATAAAAACGATTATTGCCAACCGTGGGCACTATCAATGCACCCTTCGCATAGGGGGTGTTGTTCGTCCAAACGGTATCCGTAGGAAACATTGCCATTATCGTGATCCCTGTAATTGTTTATAAAGTTCTCCACCCATACGATATTTGGTGGCTACGGTAAGATCAATTTCATCTGCCGAAGGTCTAACGCTTGCCAGTAAGCCTGGTTCTAACCTCACCTCTACCTCTATTTTAGACTTAGTACCCTGACCCCCAGGAATCTGACCCGTGGCATTCATGTAGTCTAACCTGTCTTTACCGATAGACTGGGTGGCCTGCGGTCTTAAGACATATTCTTTTTTAAGAAGTAGAGCGAGAATTTCATCACGTCCTAATCCGCCGGAATGATATCTTGGAAATCCGCCTTGATGAACCGCACTTCCCAGGATAGAACCCCAATCCACTCCCTCGAACTGTCCTGCTCCGGTAGCGGACACACCCCCGCCCCCTCCTCCAAAGATTCCTCCGAGGAGTTTACCCCAATCAAAACCTCCGGCCTCCGTAGCCTTCTTAAATCCGATAAAATCCCAAATCATCCCATTGATCATTTTGGAGAAATTTTGACCGATACTCTTGAGAAGATTTAACCAATAATCTTTCCAGTTTTTCATCTCGTGAGTCATTAGGTCATTCAGGACACCACCAGTAGAGTCATAGAGGGCCTTACCAAAGTCAACGACCGATTTTCTACCAACATCAAATGTCCAGTCAAGGGAAGTGCTAAATTCTTTTAGACCCGCCTCCATCCCCTTGGTAAGACCAAGAAAGCGAGTATTGTAATCCGACATTTCTCTCTTTGCAGCCCTAACCTTATCGGTAAGCTGTTCAAAGTCCTGTCTCAGTTGGGAGATCGCAGCAGCAGTCGAATAGGTTTGATTCGGCAATGCCTCTGCCATCTTAATCCCCCACTCAAGAACCTTCTTGTTGGCCTCATCAATGGTGATCATAATCCCATCGATCTGATTCTTAAGGTTCTGACCGAATTCTGATTCTCTGGTTGCCTTGTCTAAATTATCGTATTGAACTTGGAGATTTTTAAGTTGATCCCTCATCCCCTTGGTTTCTTCATCGGTTTGTGCCTTCATCCTTTTACGGATATCTTCCAGTTCCTTCTGGTTCCATTGATCCTGGGCCTGTTCGATATTTTTTCGACCTTGCTCAACGATACCAATCCTTTTATTCTGGTATGCTTTTTCTTCCTCCGCCTGCAATGCCATACCCTTAAACGTAATAAGTCCCCATTCATCCTGATATTTTAATTCGATCTTTTTTAACTCTTCGGTATGTTCTTCTTCTAACCTCTCAAGGGCAATATTGGTTGCCTCCTGTTGGGCTTCCACGTCTTTCCCTACAGTTTTGGCTATCGCAATTCTGGCACGGGCATCTTCTTCCTTTAATCTCCTTGTCCAATTGAGATATTCAACTTCTTTCGCCGCATCCCTTTCTCTCTGCTTCGCCTGTGCATTGGCAATTTCAACTGCCTCTTGCTCTCTCAGAAGAAGGGTTCTCTTGACGAATTCAGCCTGGGCAACACCACGTTCCCTACCCGCTCCCTCCGGTTTGATCTGTTTCATCATTTCACGATTAGCAATGTCAGCCATCTTCTTCTGAAAATCAAGAATTTCAAGGAGTATCTTAAAATGAGTCTCCTTCTGAATCCTCACTTCCATGTCGGATGTTTTGGAGGCTAATTGTAGAGCCTGACGATATTCTTCTTCCGATACCCTGAAATTGAACTGAATCTCCTGATACCGTTCCTTCTCGTCAAGTTTGCCTATCTCATCATAGTATTTTGCCCATACCAACTTTCTTTGTTCTGCAGCAAGTTGAGCCGCCTTACGCCCTGTCTCTGTATCGGCGTATCCCTTCTCTGGGAATTTAGCCAATTCGTCTTCCCTGGTCAGTGCTAATTTACCCCTCTCGTCGGCCAATGCTTTCTTCATCTCATTGGCAGCACTTCTCATAGAACTTAAACGAGCCTGCATACCGGATTCGATACTTTTCGCCGCAGCATCTACATCTTCCTGAATGGCTTGTTTCCGGGTATCGAGAGCAACCTTAAGGTATGCCTCACTAAATTCCTTTTCCTTAGCCAAAGCCTTCAATTCATCTTCGGTTCTGTTCTTATAGGCACGACCTGTTTCGATAGCGGCCTGTTTAAGTTTAATCTCCTTTTCGGTCAGATCGGTGATCTCGTCTATAATCTTTAGTTCTGCTCCTTTGGATGATACTTCGAGGACACCCACTTCTGCACCCGATCCCTTACCAGTCTTAACCATGGCAAGACGTTCCCTGGCTTGATCTGCTCTTTTCCGCAATGTCTCAAGGTCATCCAAGAGAAGTTTTAATCTATCGAACTTAAGTGAATCAATAGCCTTATACATCTCATTGATGTCAGCAATTATCTTATCTTTGACGGCGCCATGACTAAATCCAACCTGATTAACCATTTCCTTGAGGCCCGAATATTCACCACTAAGGTTATTGACGGAAGTCCTTAATTCATCATCACTGATCTTAAGATCCAAAACCTTGATTTTTAATTGTTCCAACTCCTGAACCTGTTGGATATAAAGCAAGACTTCCCGATCAATCTGTTTAATCCTGTCCTCATTGGATTGATGGAGACCATCATAAGCCAATTTGACAGCAGTTACGGCGGCCGCCAGTAGACTGAGGGCCAGGAAAATGGGGTGTTTACCCAAGAAGGTTAAGACCGTATTGAGAGTGCCAGCCCCCAATGCGAGAAGATCAAACTGTTTAATCAGATATTGGATACCAGAGATAACCGCACCACCAATAAAGACCGGCCATAGGAGTTTGAAGGTTGCGACAAGTTCCCCCAGAACCTTCAACAACAGATTAAAGGACGGAACAACTATATCACTTGTACTTAGGGCCACGTCGAGAAGGCTTGTCTTAAAAACATGGAGTTGAGCCATGGGTCCCTGCATAGCTCTTTCATTCATCACCAATAAGGCATTCGTACCAGTCAGGGCATCGGTCATCTTCTGGAAGGCATCTTTACCCATATTGCTCATGGCCGCAAAGACACCGGCTTGTCTCTTCTCTAATCCTTCAAATGTATTAGTAAGGTCGAATCCGGCTTTACCGAGAACGCCGAGGACTTCGATGAGGTTGTGGCCTGGCATCCTGATAGCTTCAAAGTCCACCCCGATAGAATGAAGTTCATCCCTAAATGCCTTGGTGGGAGCAATCAACTGTCCAAGGATGCCCCGTAGACCTGTACCGATCGTGGAGGCCCTTAAACCAGCATTGGAAAGAACCGCAATCGTAGCAGCCGTTTCCTCAATACCCATCCCCACCTGTGAAGCGGTTGCAGCCAAATAGTTAAAAGAGGTTGTCAGATCCCCGACTTCCAATTTTGAATAGTTTAAGGCAGCAGCCAGCACATTCCCGATTCTGGTAACGTCTTTGGCTGAAATATTCCAAACATACATGGAGGTAGTCAGAATTTTGACGGCTTCCTGCGCACTCGCACCTGTGGCTGAAACCATCATACCAACAGTTTTAAGAGCATCGGCAGACTGTTTGGCAGTCAAACCGGCCTGACCCAAGATTTTGAGAGCGTCCGCCGCTTCCAGAAAACTCATTTTGGTGGTAGTGGCAACATCACGGGCAGCCTTTTCAAGAACCTTCATATCGCCAGCCGAAGCATTGGTGATAGCTCCGACATCAATAATCGCTTGACTAAACTTCATAAGGGTACTTGTGGCTTCACGGAAGGCTTGTTGAATCTTAAAGATAGTACCGAAGATAAGAGCCCCACCAACCAACCATGCCATCTGAGATTTCAGCATATTGCCGAAACCTTCGATAGACCATCGTTGCATGGCTCTGGCTGCATCACCCGTTTTCTTCTCTACCTCTCCGGCGTAAGCCCTTAACCCCACCATGGCCTGCGAAGATTTATTCATCTCCGTATTCATGGCAGTAGTAGCAACTCCGGTTAAAGCAAACTCTTCCCGGATCAGTTTCATCTTGGTGCCGAGGAGAGATTGGATTTCTTCAACCTCCAACATCCCCATACCCATCTTTTTCAGGGATTTATAACTTAACTCTGCACCCCCACTAAGTTTATTGATCTGGGCATCAAGGACACCCATGCCAGCCCTGATCTCATCAACACGCCATAACTTAGTAGAGGCAGCCAGTTCTTTGAGGTCATTGGCAAGTTTTCTGACCGTTGCATCTAAATTGGTATAAACAACCGCGCCACCTTTACCGGAGGCTTGAGCTGCGGCTAATGCGGTCTCGACCTTAGTAATTTGGGCTTCGAGGGCAACGAAAGGTTCGGCTATCGCCTTCGCACCCGTTTGACTTCCGATCTTGGAAAGACGATTAGACAGGCTATCTATTTCAGCGTTAAGAACAGAGGTCAACCTATTGATCCTTTCCAATTCGTTAGGATCAATAAAAGCCTTCATCTGTACGGCTTGAATATTCTGTTGGAAAGCATTGACCGCACCCCTGGCTTGTTCTACATAACCTATCAGTCGCTGCCAGGACTCTACGTTTATATCTCCCTTGGTCCACAACCCACCAACATTCAGGGACTGGAATTGGGATGCTTTGGCACGTTCATATTCGTTTGCCATCGAAGTGGCAAGGGTGACCAGTTTACCTTCGATCTCGAACCGTTCGAGGATGATTTTCTTGAGGGCTTCTTCACTTCCGCAGATACGAGCAATGACGGCCTCGGCCTCTTGATTAAGAATATTTATATCTTTGGTAGTATTCCAGATATCTTCAAGATGCTTCTTAGCAGAAGAGAAATATTTATCATCCTTGCCTTCAACGGTCAACCCTTTACTTCGGAGAACATCGATGATTTTTGAAACTTCGGCAATCTTGCTTTTAGCATCGACCTCTGATTGATTAGCACGGGCTATCAGTTCATCCGTGGCGAGTCTGGCCCGTTCGAATGCACCCATTCTACCCAAGACAGATTCCATCTCTTTGTAAATGGTAAGTTGTCTGGATTGATAACCGGCACTAACTTCGGAAAACACCCTGTCTGTATCAGCCCCATAAGGGGAACTGCCTTGAGGGTAATCTACTCCTTCTCGCATGCCACCCGATCCAACAGCCCATTGAGCATTAGGGAAGTACATTTTCTTCTTCCTTGTAGACCATTTAGGCTGTCCCCAGCTGGTGACAATATCCTCACCTGCCTGAAGGGATGAGATGATCTTCTGATTCTTCGCAAACTCCCGTTCAAGGTCACGTAGTTTTGCCTTAATACCCGTACTTAATTCCTCTACGTATTTCAGCGATTGATCCTTCGCTGTTTTAAAGCTGGCCGACATCTTATCGGTCGCACCCTGGACGTTCCAACCCTTAAAAATGTCGCCTGCCGGGACACTTTTGAGGAGTTCAAAGAAGGTAGAAACGGATGCTCCGATGGCCTTAAACTGTGAGGCGATAGCCTTCAGGGAAGGTTGGATCTGTTGATTGAACTGATCGACGGCTTTTTGTATTGTAGAAAAGAAGTCGGGAGAGACCTTCGAAAAAAATTCTACTCCCAATTTTTCTACTATGATTTCTGACATGTCCGTATATCCCTACTGTTAAATAAATTGTTTTGTTGATATGATCTAATTTTTTCTTCAAGTTCTCTAATCTTTTTCTTGTATGGTTCTGCCTGATTTAAGTGTTCTCCGATTTTCATTGCAACCAAATTTTCGGGACGGTTGTCATCCTTGACACCATTTAGATGGTGAACAACGTAACCCTTTGGTATCTTTTTTCCATATGTCTTTTCCCATACCAGGCGATGTTCATGTATATAGTAGGATTTCGAGGTATTACGGTAATCTGGGTTTAAAACCTCTACGTATCCATTTTTGGTAATACGTCTACCGCCCTTCCAATTACTACTGTGTTCCGAAAGATGCGGGTTTCTTAATGGTACACCCAACTTAATCAATCTTCTTCTGACCGCATTGTCTGAAATATCAAACCTGGAAGCTATGGCGACCATAGATGTCCCGGCACGATATAATTTCTCAATCTCCCCGTTATCGCTGTCATTAATCTTTTTACGATATCTCATGGAATGAGCCTTGTTCTCGCACTTGGGGCTACAATATTTCTTGTTTCTTTTGCTCATTTCTATAAATGATTTTCCGCAAATCCCACATTGGATCTCTCTGCTGGTATAAATTTTCTTTCTATTTAAACAAGTGAATCTGCGCCCACATTCTCTACTGCAATATTTCTGATTAATATGCAGTATGTCTACGAAAAACTCCTTTGTACAAATAGGACACACTTTGGGTAACTGCGTTCTATGAATACTTTCTTGATGTTGTCTATGATTTTTCACCCCCGGATGTTGTTTGAGATGCTGTTTGTTTCTACAAGATTTATTGCAATATATTTTTCTATAGTGATTAGTGGTAAATTCTTTTTTGCATTCTGGGCAGATTCTCCGATTCATTATCACGTCTGCCATTTTATTTAATCACCTTAACGCCTTTCATTAACTACGAGCAAAGCCCTTGCATAATCAGAGCCGCTGCTTCGGCGTTGTTCTTGTTCAAAAATCTCTTTTTCCCACGAGCCGGAGAATCACGAGATGAATCCTTATTATCGCGCTCCATATCTTTAAATTTAAGCCAAGAGACATGAGTAAGAAGGCCAATCTGACCCATCGAATAAGTCTCGAAAACCGTTTGGAGATTTGGGATACCATACTTCTCCATGAAGGAATCATAGATCGCTAACTCTCTAAGTTCGGTGGGGATGCTGGATTTTTTGCCATCAGTGCAGCCATCCTCTGGGCTGCCAGCAAGAAAAAACTTGATACCAGATCTCCGATCCCCTGCTTGTTAAGTTGGGCCATGACTATCGGAAGAAGAGTGCTTGCATGGGCATCATCGGATTCGGATATGGCTTCTCTGGTAATATCGGCATCATACTTGGAACAGATAATACAGACTACATCTACCATCACGTCCATACATTGAGCAATCTTGGATGCACCTGCATTAGCCAATACCTCAGTCCATGGTTTATCTTTAAACTCGCCAATAAGATCCATCACGGGTCCTAAAGCGAGTGCTATTTTCTTTTCGTATGAGATTGGAAGAATGCGGATAGGAAATTTCTTTCCTAAAAGAGTGAAATCGTCTTTAGAAAGGGTGGGATCGATTACTTCATTAATCTGGTCTTGACTTGGAATCTGTTTCTTTTCTACCATTTTAACCTCCGTGTTAGGATGAGTCCGGTTAGCCTTCTTAGGCATTTATCCCTCCCTATGGGGATAAGGAAAAGCTACTGAGTAGCGAAGGTGGATAGCCTTACGACCCCCTACCGCTACTCAGTAAGTTATTGAAATCATTGGATCAATCGAACATGAAGGGAATTGCCACGACAAGCTGTGAGGTTCCGTCCGTCATTATCTGTGTGGTACTCTGAACCTCAAAACTCATGTTCGCTTCCATAAAATTCTCACCAGCCTTAAAATCTGGTGCAAAACTCCCGATAACGGTTGCCTTCGGATACCAGATCGCCAACTGTCTCTGGACACTGTTCACGACCCAATCGAAGAAAACGAGCAGGCTTTTCTCAGCAATCGTTCCAAGAGGATCAAGCATCTCTACACTCTTATAGGCGGCAACGATATCCGTTGCGACTGGTGTACCCGTAAAGGCCGCACTCAAGGTTAACTTGGTGCTGGTTAGGGCAGTAATATATCTCCGGTCTGTGGATGTTCTTAATCCACCGAGATTGTCAGCGGAAATACCAGCTTTGGCAATAAAAATCACACGATCACCTACGGCGAATCGGGAACCGTCACCAGTTGCCAACGTAACAGACGGATCGCTGGTACTGTATGAGGCAACCGTACCAGCCTTTGCAATCAACTGATCGGCTGCTTCTGGGGGTATAGTCCATGTGCCAACACAGGTCACGGTTTTGGCGGTTGGATCAACCGCAGAAATCACCAACTCTTCCGTAGAAAGCGCATCCCCACTTGCATCCCAGAATGTCACGTAATCGCCGACGACAAACTTGTTGGCATCGTTGGCACTGGCAAGAGTTGAAACGGCATTGACCGAATTGGCCTGGGAAACAATGGCCGCCAGGGAAATAACATTTTTCTCTGTGACACCAATCAACGCAGCGATGGTAGCTAAAGCCATTTCGTGATAGGTAAGGGTGACCTGACCTTCACGTAACAACTCCTGAACCTTTCTTGTGGTCTTGGGGAGGCCCAGTTGCAACTTCACCATATTTCTGGTAACTGGGATGGCGACATTAGAAATCAGACCAACGTCCGTCCATCCAGTCAACGGAGAAGCCACGTTCAAGATTGACTGACCAGAATATAGGACGGTCGAGGCATAGGGCCTGACGAAGATCCTTGGTGAAGAAATGATAATATAATCCGAATAAAGTTCCGGTTGAGAAAATGAATAGCTCATTAAATATCCTCCTTTTTTCTAAAATTGATATACAAATTGTATAACCCTTGGTTAAATTTAAAGAGGCATTACCTCGGGACAAACCCCTTTGGATAGCCCCTTATCGTGATCATCTTTCCGTTAGAATTCGGATGAACTCATCTTCGTCTAACGGAATCCCACGTTTCTCATTGGAAAATTTATCCCTCCACGATTTAAGGTTTTCATCGAAGGTGTTACCGATAACCCCTGATCCATCGAAATGTACCGTTAGTGAACCCTTTACCTTCATGTTCGCAATTTCCACTATTCGGTTTACAACGCATCCGATCTGCCTTGCCAGTTCACGATCAATCATAAATGCCTTGTCGAAACCTGATAGGTTAGGTGGATATCAATGGCCCGGGAAACATATCCCTCTTCATAGGGCAAGACCATTCTTGGTCTTACATCTTCAACCATAATCAATCCAACCACCTGTTCGGTTGCAACATCGTAGAGAGAAAAACTTTTCTTCCCAGACGAGGGAGACGAAAATTTCTCAACAATCTGACTTACCAGTCCAGATAGAACCGTTAGGTTAGGATCCGATTTTGCGACGGCAAAGATCCTCGGATAAGTATGAGAAAGCTTTCCGATAACCTCATCTGAAAAATCGATTATCATAAAGCTACTTGCACTGGTACTTGGTATTGCTACCGGATTACAATAGAACTCTATCCCCAAGAATTCCTCACTGATGTAGCGTTTGAACGATTCGAACAGGTTTAGGTAAGTCAGTAAATTGCTCATTACCGTATTGCGTTGAGGGCATCCTTAACGATTACCTTAAATGCCCCGATATATTTTCCACGTTCAAACAGGTTGTGAACCATCTCTCTAATGGCTGGTATAAAGAGGGGACGGGAGGGTATGTTTCTGTCCTCCAAAACGGCCCCAAACTCATTTTGAATTGCCTTCTGTAGTTCCGCAGAACTCACACCGGAAATACCGGCAAACAACTTAAACCCACCAGGGACCTGTTCGATATTATGAACCCTGACAGCCCCCTTGGTTCTTCCCGTGGCTTCCCATATCTCCATCACCCAACCATGTTCTTGCTTCTGTTTTAACCAGAACTTCGATAACTGTTTCCAATATTCCCCCATCACACGACCACCAGGATGGAACCCCATGTGGCTAATCACGATCTCACAATATTGCTCACCGGCCTTTTTAAGAGGTTCTTGAATTTTACTCTCAATACCAGAGGCCAGAGATAACACTTTCTTTTTCAGTCTATCGCAATCCGCCTTATTGAGTGAAATTTGGAAATCTATCATGCCATCCTCTGATCCAGAGAACACAACATATTAAGGCAATTCGGATACGAAAAACTGTCTACCGCATTAACCTGCCATTTACGTTGGTCACTGGTTACAATCCTGTCTCCCAACTTAGGCGTATAGCCAGACATATTCCTCTTGGAAAATATGATCGAAACGTCAGTCATTCCCATTTCTCCAATCGGGGTGAGGGTGTCATCCTTAACCAGAGAAGCAATATGGGCATAATCCGTAGTAACCACATTGAACGGAAATTCCTTGTCTCCAAAATGACCCGATGCCACCGGAGGCATAGCCTTATAAAGTGTGGCAGAATCATTCGTCTTAAAAACGAGAAGTTTCTTGTAGTCTTTCGTGCTTTCATTCCCAACATACTGGGTTGATACGACTAAAAATCTTTCAAAGTTCAACGTGTCCTGAAAGATATCGCCACTAATTACCTGAGAATCCCACGCAAAATAAGCCATCCGCTGATATTCAAAAAGCTGGATGGTCTGACCGTGAGAAGGATTGATATAGCATATCTCGGTAATATTTCCGGCATTGCGAAGGATCGTTACCGTCCTTCCGGCCTTAGATATCAAAATTGAGATGGCATCCTGTAAACCCACTGTTACCTCAAGTTGTGCGTTTTCTTGTTTTCTTATAAAGTTTAGGGTCTATATCCGCATCACAAGGTTTTTCACATCGACTACATAAAAATGAGCATGTCCCCACCCTCATGGTCTTTGGATCGTCACCCAAAAAATCTGGACTTAGAACCCACTGAACCTCCGCCTTGCAACATTTCGAGAGGTACATATTGACCCATCCTAATAAAGTTCTATTTCTTCAAACATCGGTGGAGTTCTGGGAACTATTTCGATAAAGGTTAACTCCTCTTTTACATCAGGATCGATCTTGGCCAGGTATGTCATACACATATTCATCGTTTTGGCAGATTCGAGACCCCAATCGATGTTTTGGATAGAATACTGATAATCTCCACCACCAATAGATTCTGATTGTTTTAGCTTTCCCTTGAGGTAATTACATACCTTCGAGGCAACATGGTAAACAGTAGCCCTTTTAAATTCCGTTGCGAATTCTATCTTCAAGGCTTCCCAGTCGGGTATCAATTCCTTAATCGCATCTTCAGATTCTGGACCATAGAGATCCCCGTCAAGAAGTGCGGTGAATACATCCTTATCCGACACCCCGAAGCATATATCCCTTACATCCTGTTGCCAAGAACCCGTTAAAAAACTTAGGGCCATTATGTTTCTACCTCACCACCAGTAACCAAATTACATAGGGGCAACTGTAAGTATCTGACCGCCCTCAATTTTACATTACGATGTATATGGTCCTTGCTCTTTTTCGTCGTAACCTATTGTCAGGTAGCCAGCAGTCATTACGGATGAATTTAAAATCTTAATCACTGCCTGGTTGCCAGGTGTTATTGTAAGACCCGGCATTGTGCTAACCTTTTCAACTGTGGTCGCACCTGCGGCCTCAGACCACTTCAAATTGGCTCCATCATACACCCGAAAGAAAGATGTACCACCATTGAAAGTAGAGGAACCGAGAATTTTGGTAATCTTTAAACTCTTATCAAGAACCACGGCAGGAACCGTAATCTTCAATTGAAGATTTGTATCACCCGCTAACCAAAGAGCAGTCTTAATAGAGGTTGCCACCACCGCAGCCAAGTTGGAACTTAAATCTGTTCCGTCAAACTGAGTACCCAATGCACAGGTATAATCGGCCAACCCATCAAGGAATGCGACCAGTTCGGCCAAGGTGTCATAGGCAAGATCTCTCAAAAACACCTTTCCACCTGGCCCCACATTAGTATCAGGCGTTGCATTGGGAGCTTCGATAAAAAGGTATCGATCCATATGGGTGGTGTAAGCACCAGACTTACAATCCGCCGCAGCAACGATCAACATATTCTTGGATAATTCAGTTCCAACCATATCGGCATGTTTGGTGCATGTCCAATCGGCATACGCATCAATAACAGCTACCAATTCGGTAATAGTATCATTAGCCGCAGCCGTCAGATCGAGAGTGTAAACAGGTGTCAAGGCTGGCGCACATAGAATAATACTGTTTTCCGTTACCTCGATAGTGCCAGAGGCTTCCGCCCCCACGTAAGTAACCACAATCCCGTGTTTCCCGTCAAGAACGCTTGCCCGTGCTGTTGCCTGTGCTCCAACATATGCCAATTGAATAACTTGGGTCTTATCCCATTCCTGAATCTGGGCCTTGCTTTCCTTCAATAAATCCCTGTATTGCTCCAGGGTTAATTTTTTTGGGTTCATTTCTGTTCCATCTCCTTCGCTTTTATGGGGATAGGTAAACCTACCCCGCTCTAAAGGAATTGAAAGATATTAAAGATCAGGACATTTCGTCATTGCTGATGACTGGCCGCATCCTGATCCTCGATAAATCCGTGACTCGATTGGAGGCGGTTCCCCTCAACCGGCTTCGCCACGGATTGCATGTTAATTATTTGTCACCCGTGGTTAACAGTTTATTACGGGCGGAGGCGAATAAGCACTGATATCCAATGGTATTGGACAGTACGATCTCGTCCCATTGACCATTGATGATCTTGTTGGTCTCAGTAAGATCAGCACCAGCCTCTCGATAGCCAATCAGGGCATATCTGTTATCGATGCCGATCAAATCGTTAGCCACCACATCATCATGGATGACGAAATTGACATTCCCAGGCACCCTTCCGTTAATCAATCTTGGAACTCCCTGTAATTTGCTCTGGTCAATAAAATTAGTCATATAAATAGGGAAAATACTCGGCGCAGCAATCGCATAAGCCTTGATGATGTCATCTGCACAACCTATGACGGTAGTACACATTCCAGGATAGAAACTGCATAACCAAGTAAGCCAAGACGTATATTCCAAATCTTCCGTACCGGCTGGAGCTCCACCCTGAATGTCATCTTTTAGTTCCGTTACGGCGATGGCTCCCGCTCCACCCACAGTACCACTTCCATCACCAGCGTAAAGAACAGCGATAGCCTGTGAGATCTCAGCGGCCCTTCTCTGTAGCATGATTCGCTGGATCAATAGGGTAATGATAGGAATTGAACTTCTCCTAACGAACTCGTAGGACATTTCAAGAGCAACACCATATTTCGCTAAGGTGGTTGCCTTCTCTGACCAACTGATCTTGGTTACCGGGAACTTACCCATCTCACTGACTCGGTAAGTAGCCCTCTGTGCCGCCGTATCATCAATGTAAATGGCACGATATACACTGGTTCCAACTAACGTCTCGGTTGAAGCCACCAACTGAGATTCAATATCATCCTGGGCCATCACCGCAACCCTGGCGATCCGGTTCAAAAATTCGGGAAAGAGAATCCTCGACGCAGGCAGATTGCTCTGAAAGAACATCTCTCCCATAGAGGCCCCTGTTCCACTTTTGGGATCGTTCTTGGTTCGAATCCCAAACCGCATCAACTGTCTCTCAAAGGCATCGAGTTGATCCTTGGGAGCAGATGGATCAATTAACTCCAAAAGACTTGAAAGACTCATATAGTTATCGTATGCCTTCGCATACAAATCCTGATTCAGATTAATGTCATTGGCATTTTGCCTTACAATCTCAATCATGCTGATTATCCTCCTTATAGAAGTCTACAAAATGTATATGTTAAGGTTAAAAAAATTTCCGGTTCCGATTACAGTTCGAATGTCACTTTATGATTCGCCGCATCCATGTTGACTACCCTGTGGGCATTAGCACCGGCTACCGCATCAAGTTGTTTGACAAGATTGGCAGTAACACCGCCTACGAAGGAGTCAAAGTTCAGAGCGGGATCATCGTGAGCTGGATCAAAATCCATGGTCACAAATCCATCGATCTGGACGCCCGCGAGACCATCGAATGCGTCAATTACCCTCACGACCCCAATGAAGGGATCATTCTCTGCACATAAAGCAACGGTATCATTGGCAGAAACCTTCACCAATTTGTCTTCATCCGTACCCTTTACCAAGGCACTTTTGAAAGAAACCAACCCCGTAAACCCAATACCTTCAAAACTAACTCCTCTTGCAGCCATACGAAAACCTCCTTATTTTTGACTTTGATATTCCTAACTGGTTTTGAATAACTCAGACTTCTGGTTAACCACCCGACTCTTGTCAATAGCGTTAGGACTGCCAGTTTCTATCCTAACTATTTCTTGAACTTTCGTTTTGCGTTCAGGTGGAATGATTTGTGCTAACTGTTTCTGTTGCAGACCGATCTTCTCCTTTAACTCATCGATGGAGAGTACCCCAATCTCCTTGTCGAAAAGCTCATCACTGTGATTCTCACCATTGATGGCAACCGATAGATGTTTACATTTGCCCCTTAAATCTGCAACGTAGGCATCCTTTATGGCCTTCAGTTCCTTGTTCTCTGCTTCCAAAACGGAAACCCTTTTCTCTGCCTTCCCCAATTTTCCTTGGAGTTCAATCTTGTCGATCTCGGAAAGCCCAAGGTTCTTGCGGAGCAACTCATCATTGGCCCGTAAATCCTCCAGTGTGGCCTCTAATGTGTCCTTCAGGACAATCAGTTCATCCTTTGCTTTTTGTAGTGTTGCCATATCTGCGGCGAGGGCTTCGACTGTTCCACTAAGATCACGGGTGCTTTCTTCTTCCGACTCCACACTTCCAACCCTTTCGATACTGCCATCGAAGTCATAATTGAAGCGGAGAATATCGTTTTGGGAAAAATCCTTGATGTTATCAGACATCAAGACAGAACCCTTCTCGTCTATTACCTTTCCGTCCTTGACCTGTGCGTTCTCTGGAACCGTAAATTCAGACTGGATACGGGCTCCCGGCATTGCCCCCGCATAGACACCGGAAAGCTCGACAAGATTTCTTTCCTTGACGAATCCTTGATGAACCGTATAGGTACAACGCTTCACCACAGGTGATTCTCCTTCCGCAGCCATATTGTAGAACCGACCAGGTATATGAATGCAGGTCATGGTGCGGATATCCTGATTACAAAGATTGCAGATAAAAGAACCAGCTTGGAATCCCACGCTGACAGCTTCGGTATGACCAGCTTCGACTGCCCGGATGTAATCATCGGTATTCAAACCAGAGACATTCAGATTCTTCAACATGTAGACACTCGGTTTAAATGCCACCGGAGGATTCTCACCGTCACCCATTGAGGACACAACAGATTGAAACAGAGTTCCAGATGGAATTTTCGTCTTATCATGGCCGAAGAGATATCCCACTATTTCTGTTTCTGAATTTTCATGTCTCCTCTGTATGTCGGCATGAAAACCCTCGATCATATCTTTACCGAGATACGACCAGTGCTGTGTGAGCTTGTCTGTCTCGGCAGCCTTCACATCGAACACATAAATCTCTTCCGCCGTCAGTTCCTTCTTCGCAAAATATTTATTGATAATTTCGAGTTCTTCGATAGTTGGTATACGAACAACTTTATCCATTGCAAAACCCCCTTAATAGTTCCTCTGTTTCCAACTCCTCTTGTGCTTTAAGAAATTCTTTCTTCTTCTTTAACTCCAAATCTCCGGCTTCATCTTCTGGTGCGATATCGTGACAACACATAGGCCAACTTTCCCCCTTCATGGATTACCTCCAGACCTACGATCCCGATTGGTCGCAGCACGTCTTTGTTCTTTACCGCCCTCTTGAGTCACGCTCCTTTGTGGATCATTTCTTGGGGATGGTGTAAAACCATCTACCCTTACCGCATCAATAGGTGGAGCACCTTTTTGACCGAGCATCCTTCGGGCGAGAGCATTTCTTTCATCCATGGAGATCGAACCCATCTGCTCTTCCTCCCAAATAAGACCCGAATATACGGCATAATATTGAGCAGATTCATAAACAGGTCTCAAACTCGGTTCAAGCCATACCCAATCTGCATATGCCTGTATGCCACCTTCAACTTGCAGTGCCAGGGTAAAAACACGGTCAAGAAGTCGTTTGACGATTTTCTGAAATCCCTCGATAAGTTTTACAAAAATGAGTGCTTCAATGGAAGTATAGCCTTCCGTACCTCCTCCAAATCTCTTGCCTAAAATTGTAGAGTAGGTTTTCATTGCCGAAGCGATATCAGAAAGAAGAACATCGACGATAGCCTGAACATCGACTCCTCTACCAGAGTTTCTTCCCTCCAACGTAGAGATTGTTACGTTATCGAGATGAACAGGATTATCATCAGCCTCAAGGGACTGCATCGAAGTCTTGGCTTCCGATATTGCCGTATTGATGGTCTTGATGATCTCCTGTGGATTACTGATTCCACCGGCCTTGCAACCGTTGATAATAGCCTCCTGGTTAATCTGGATATCAATGCGATCAAATCCGATATTGTGGAGTGCCCTCGCAAAATCCTGAAGAAGTCTAAATTTACTCATCACAGCCTGAATAGCCGAGATGATTTGATTCGTCCCGTATGGATCATTGGCTATGGGATCCACGGGAATGTAGATAAAATTACGGTAGTCAAGGGAGATATCTTGACCGAATCCGGTCTGGTACGGCACATACCGTTGGTTGTCTGACTTAAAAATAACGGTGTACGGATCAACCGAATGAATCGCCACGAGCCTATAATCACTGTTAAATTCAACCTCACCGCACGCAGCCCCATCAATCAAGACATGAGTTGCAAACTCTAAATAGGTTTTTGAAAGCGACGTGTCTGAAGCAAAACCAGAACTAACCGGATGTTCGATTCTGGCTATGAGATTGTCAATAAAATCCTGTCCTTGCGAATGGATGGAACCGTTTGCCTTCCTCGCCAACACATAATATCCGCTATCGAAGACCCTGAGATAATTAGAGAAGGCATGGGACACCGTAGGCTCTGCGTAGAGCAAAAACCGGATGAGATCGGTAGAACTTAATTTAATTAGGTTTTCGAGATTATACTTGTGAAGTTCGCTGAATTGTCGGGGAATCGTGCTAAAGATATTCTGAGCATACGAACCTATCGGGTCGGTTACGGCTTTCGATCCAACACCTATCCCGCCTGGAGAAACAAAGACGTTTACCCTCGGTCCAAAAGGAAGGAAGTTTTTAATACGTTGAAGGAAGGACAATGCTCTCCCGATCAGAAAGTTAAGAAAAATCAGTTACATAAAAGCTCCACGGGAATGGAATGAAAAGCATATAATCCAATGCACAAAAGTATTATCTCTATAAAAATGGAAGAAAGCGTGAATTTAGGCGGGAAGTATTTGTAGGATTTTTCTTAGATATGTTCTTGTGATATTAAGTGCTTTGCAGATCTCTCGGCGGGTATAACCGGCATCCATTAAGCGTGAAACCCGTTCTTTTGTGGGGAGAGAATAGAATTGATCCAATATTCTTTTTCTCTCTTGTTCATCCACATCCCCCCTGGTTGATTTTCCGAATACGGCAACTCCAAGATTGATAAATTCTTGCATCGCCCCCTCTTCTTTTAGGTAGAATTCAGCTTCAGGACATAGCGAAGAACATAGGGGTCTATTTGGACATTCTGGACATAGCATGGGTAGTATCCTCCGTTAACGAAAGCCCCTATTCGTCAGCATCTTCATCAAATACAGATCGTACGTAATCGTATTCGAAACAACCCTTAGATATTATTTGCAATCGATCTACCCAATCCCCTACGTATTCGTCTAATTTTATGCGACAGGCTGGACAGATTGCCACGCCAGATTTCCGACGATTCCAAAACCAAAATTCTTCGGTCGGTTCGAGACCAGACTTGCAACCACGGATAGGACATTTTTTAGACATACGGACAGTTCTTTCTCTCAATATTCTATAATTGATTTTCATAAATTTATTTTTCCGGTACTTGAACAAATAAACTTAATCGTCCATGTGTCACTAATGCACCACTAATCATTTTAAGTACCCGTAGACCAGTATCACCATCAAGACCATCCTCGCACGATATAGAGTCTATCAGTGCCCCTTCCGCAATCTCCAAGAGGTCTAACAATTCACTCACGTCCGATGGATAGCCCACCGTCCAAGTAGGTTTCTGTAACCCCTCGATGATTTTTTCTGTTGTCTCTTTCATAATCCCTCTGCCGTAGTTTTGCATTATCAGGGCAAAATGGTTTGTTAATCAATGGTTATGCCGATTCATAATCTTTTTTACCATCTTCGTAACCTTGTTTATGGCCATCTTCATATCCAGCATCGTATTCTTTTTGGAGGCACTTTTCGCAAGGCGATACAACAACCTGCGGAAGTCCTCTATTTCTGGAATTTCTACCTTCGCTTTTATTGCAAAGAGGAGCACCGCAAGAACAAAAAACTTCAAAATCTACGGAAAATTCAGGCATAACAAATCACTCGACCCGACTGTCAAAGCACAGCGGGTCAGTTCAGTCGTTATAAATCATGGGGGCAACAGCCGACAGCCGAAAACAAATTCCCCTGCCTTGTTGCTTCGTCAATGCGCTTCTTTGCAACCTCAATGTATTCAGCCTCCTTTTCGCAAACGATATATTTTCTATTCTCTTTGATACAGGCAACAGCCGTTGTTCCTGAGCCTCCGTATCCGTCAAAGACCGTTTCCCCTTCATTTGTGTATGTCCTTATCAAATACCGGAAGAGGTCAACGGGCTTCTGTGTCGGGTGTTGCCTTGCCACTGAATTACATTCAGCCATGCGACCGTGGAAGTTATCAATGACACTTGATGGGTAATTATATTCCTGTGAATATGTTTCGCTGTGTTTTGATGTTAAATTTGTTATTGAATTAACTCCACAATCAATCGTTGGCCTAATGTTTTCAACCTTTGCTTTTTCCATTTGTGGGTTATATGTCGGTTGTTTTGCATAAAAAACTAAAATGTTTTCATGTTTTCTTAACGGCTGTTGTTTAGCAATAGTAAAATTACCAGCTTGTTGTTTATTCCAAATCCATTCATACTTAAACCATGTTCTCTTTGAACTTATCAGGTCAGTTGTAAACGGTTGGCTTGCCGTCATAATGATAGCACCGTTGGCTTTGACTACCCGTTCCCACTCTTTCCAAAGAACAGGGAAATCAATCTCACATTCCCATTTACAGGCCGTCATGTTATATGGCGGGTCTTGCAAAATCATGTCCACCGAGCCGTCAGGGAGTGTCCTGAGAATATCAAGACAATCAGAATTATAAAGGCAACAGCCGCCCCCATAATTTATAACAATTTCATCGAGCAGACGGGGGAATAGCCCCGTCTTTTTTCTCATCCATTGTCACTCCTCCCCCGCAGCTCATGAACACGTTATCTGAAATTATAAACCTTCATTGGACATCGCTCTGGTGTCAACGGTTCCCATAAATGCCATTGAGCGCCTTCGTCGGACATATAATCTACGCTTAAAAGAATCGAGGCATTGAGGGCTTTA